GGTATCTTGCCACCCACTTTTTCGCCAAATCGCTCAACCAGTGCTTCACGAGTCATGTAGACCCAGCGCCAGACTTGAGTGACTTCTTCCCATGTTCGAGCAACCGAGTGTCCAAAGTCTTTCCAATGGACGTAATCCGTCGGAGCGCATTCGTACTCGATTTCCTCTTGCGGTTCAGCTTCCATGCCAGCGCTGCCATCAAGCGCACTAGCATTGCCCTCGTTACCTGCGCCAATCCCCGTCTCTTTGTCAACGTCCTCAGTTACCTGATACCCGTCCTCTGGCATATCTTGAGCGACAACGTGCGGTTCATAACGCACCCAAGCTACGCCACGACCACCGAGGAATCTATCCTCAACAGCATGACGCATTGCGCTACGGAAGTCCGAATAGTGCTCAATCTCAAAGTCTAAAGAGCGTTCAATAAGCTGCGAAGCAACACGACCAACGGGATCATTGTCCCCGAAGCGCCGATTCACAGCAGCTTTTGGTAAGCGAGCGTATACAGCAGGAATCAACGTCTGTACGTTAGACCAGAGAATGTTGAACTTTGCTGTCTCGTTCGTGTTTTGGTTGCGGTTGTCATCACGATAGCGTTTTACTATCTTGTTAGACCGAGCTTCCCACTTCTTAAACTCATTGTCGTATTGGGCAATGATATTCAAATACTTTTGAATGCCTTTTAGAGCTTCCATTTAGAACCTCTTAGCTGAATAGTCCAACCGCAACGACTGTTACACCTGCGCCTGTGGTGACTTTCCAACCAGAAGTCAAAGAAGCCATGTTTAGCTCGATGTCAACAACTCCAACGCCAGAACCAATCAAAGCTGGCACAATTGGTATCGCTGTTGCACCGTCAGTTAGCGTGACTGTTGAAGTCGCTGCTGTGTTAACAGTAACGATTAGACGATGCAGATAATCACCTGCTGCGCCAGAAGCGCCAAGCATTTGCGTTGTTTGACTGGCTGCTACTGTTTCGTATTGGTATCCATAATCACGTTGTACACCGCTCATAATCTTTTACTCCGAGTTGTTGTGTGGATTGACCACATATCATTCAATGTAACTGTGTTTTCTGGGCCAACAATCAACGGTTTTACAACGTCTGGTAGCTTCACTTTGGGTTCTAAACGCCAAACTACCGCCATCATCCTGAAAGCATCTGCTGGGTGTGATGTCCAGTCATGTCTTGGACTAGCCCTAAATGCTTTCTTATCTTCGTCGTATTCCCGCTGATACTGTCTCAGAGCTTCAAGTCCATCCGAGCATTTAGTTTTGTCGAACCAACACATCGGAAGGCATTGCCGTACTGCTTGAATCCCATCTTGTACGCCCAAGTCAGGCACAATCGCCATGTTGTTTATACCAAGGTGTTCCGCTAATTGCTCAATAACCGATTTGCCCTGCGCCGCCAAAGTTTTAGCTTTAGCATCGTGCGGAAGTTGGTGTTTTCCGTATTTATAGGGCTTTTCTTTGATTATTTTCGCAATTTCATCAATATTAGCACCGGAAATGGCAAAAAAGTCGATTAAATGTATTTCATTTCGCACTACTTGATACCACCAGATTGCGGTGTCATCACGGTATCCTAAGTCCCACGCTGTGTGAACTGGTATCGCAGGATCATACGGTACGTCAGTGATGCGTCCCTCGTCCTCAGCTTGTCGCAGGTCTGTTCCATAATATGCCCCAACCAGTGCAGCCGAAAATGAACATTCATACTCTTGAAGGTACTGGTCATCAGAAATTTGCGCCCTAGCTGCATTAAGCTCAGATTGAGGCAAAAGTCCAGACTCTGAAGCTGATAGCTTTAGGCAAAACCATTCGCCATCGCTTCTATTGGCTTGGTCATATATCTGCCAAAACTGGTTTTTGCCCTTTGGTGTGCCAGCGAACACTGCCCAACCCTGTTTGTCGGATAGCGTCGGGCGAATGACGTTACCCCAGACGCTAGGTCTAAAGTCCCCGTATTCATCCATAAATACGCCTGAGAAGCCTAACCCTCGCATTGCGTCAGCGTTGTCAGCACCAAACAAGCGTATCTTTGCACCCGTCACTAGCTCAACGGTCAATTCAGCTTCGTTTGATGATTTAAGCACAGGCGCTGCAAAGTGCTTGAGGTAGTCCCAAGCGACTGACTTAGCCTGACTACGGTATGGTGCTATGTACGCATATAGCGGGTATTGGTCTTTGCTCATCAGCGCAGCTCTAACAATGTCGTTTATAGCTGCGACTGTTTTACCCGCACCCTTCGGCGGTGGGCAACTAAACACGCCCACCGCTGACTCCTATTGTGAAAGGGTCTAAACGCTTGCCGAGGCGAGTACGGTAAGACTACTTCTCGTCTTGCCACTTGACCACCAGTTCGATAGGGCCGTTATCTGCGCCAACGTGCTCTTGTCTTGCGAGGTCAGGCACAATCTTTTTAAGCAAAATGTCTGCCGCCTTAATTTGGGTAGCGCTTAGCTCTAAATCACCATCAACGTGCAACATGAGCCTGTTCATAATTGCGGTAGCTTGGATTCTATCTTTCCACCGTTCAGACAAAGTAACTTTGTTTTTTCTAGCTGCCATACGAAACCCCGTAATGTTTTAGTTCATTTGCAAGCATTTCTTCATGTTTTGGGGATTTGCGTATTTCTGTTAGGCATCTAGGAAATATAACGTTGTATGCAGCATTAAAGGCTTGTGAGCATATTTTTTCTTTTGTTCCATCATGCTTAAAACTACATTGAGCTTTTTTGCTACCAGCAGAGCTGTGCTTGAACCAGTAAGCAAACTCACCCATGTAAGCAGACACCGCTTCATAGCAAGCCTCGTACAAAGGCGCAATAAAGGGAAATATTTTGTTATTGGTCTTTACAATAAAGCCATTGTTAGTCAAATTAGGCGTTTGGCGTATCCAATCAGCTTCTACTTGATAGGCGTATTGTTCATCATTGAAGTATGCAATGATTTTCTTGTCGATGTCCAAATTAGCAGACCATATCTCTTTGATTTTATTGCACTTATCTGAGCATACCCCGTTTCTAGCTTCTTTTTCGTGGGCATGAACTCTTTTGCCTGTTCCTTTACCAATGTAAAAAACAGTTTGATCTCTTGGATCAATAAGTTGGTACAAGTACCATTTGTAAGTTTCCATATCCATACTCAATTGTCTTAGAGATTAAGATAGGTTAATTATATGCTATTTAGCGTGGCATTTTTCGCATCATTTCGTAGTCTGCATTGCTCATAGCGCCCTGACCTAAGCCTTGTTGCATCAAAATTTGGCGGTCTAAATCGCTCATTGCACCTTGAAAGCCGTTGACGTTTGGCATTGGAACTGGTCTGCCGCCCATGCTGCCTTGTGGCATTGGCTGACCCAACATTGGCGCAGGGCGTTGATTAAACTCCCCTTGTGGGATTTCCTGAGCAAACATTGGGGATGACTGTCTCTGCATTTGCTGTCTGTCTAATTCAGACATTGCGCCCATGCCTGACCCAGCACCTTGTATTTGTTGCAATAATTTCTGCATTTGTTGCTGTTGCAGCATTTGAGCTAGTTTTTGTGCTTCTGGGTTTTGTGCAAAGTCATCCATGATTTCACCTTTTAGAACGGTTTGTTGTAACGCAACATTGCGTTGTAGTTGTTACCTTGTGTTGGAACGTTGACATTAGCCGTTAATGTGCCGCCGCCAACTGGTGCGCTGTATCCCATGCCGACTTGGTTTACACCTGTGCGGTTAAAGCCTGGCGCTGAAACATTTGATCCCATTACGCTACCGTGTAACCTTCCCTCGCCCATTGGCATACTTCCACTGACCGCTAAGGGATTCATGTTCACGCCACGCTGAAATGTCTGTTGTGGGTTGTAAAACCCTTGTGGAACGCCTTGCGGTACAGGAATGTCAGGCATTTGACCGCCAGATACCTGTATTGGTGAACTCATGCTTCCCTGCATTGGTGGTTCTCTATCTTCCATGCCAATTGCTATTCGGTCAACAGGCGCATTTGCTTGAAATCGCTGCATCATTTGCTGCATTTGTTGTTGACGCAGCATTTCTGCTAGGCGTTGAGCATCTGGGTTTTCAGGTAATCCGTCCATCATGCCGCCTATTTGAGAAAGCGCAGTTTATACAGCGTAGAGTCAAGCAATTGGGCAATTTCATCAATTACGTTCTGAAGTTGCGTGTCTTTTGGTAGCTCTTTGCGGATTTCTTTAACAAAATCACACAGGCTTTTAAGGTAACGCTGTGGATTCTTAGCTAAATGAAAGTCATCCGGATAGGTTTTAATCTTGTCGTATGCACCTTGATACGCTTCTGTAAAAGTATCTACAAGGTCAGGAATGCTTTCATAATACTTTTGCAACGCTTTGTGTTCTGCATAGCTTTCGGTCTGAAAGTGCATAAAATGCGTGTTGGTTGCGCTATGTAACAGCGTCGATACAAATACGGCTGGATAGTCCATTTACGCCTCGTTCTCAAAGGTGGCTAGGATTATTGTACATTGTCCACCTGATTTAATCACGCCCCTTGTGATAGTGATTTCGTCAAATTGACTGTCATCGTCAAACACTCCTGCGTCTTGCAATGCGTCTAAGAGTGCTTTGATACGGTTATCTAGGTCAATCGCCCGTTTGTCCCTTGGGTATATCTTAATTATTGCTGCAAGTCTTTGGTTGCCAAGTTTCGGGAGGGCGTTCTGGGTGACGTATTCCTGAACCGCTTGTTTGTAGTCCCTGCCGCCTTTGGAAAGAATTGTGCGCCCCCTAAAGTTACGCCAGTAGGTGTTTATGCTTGGCGGTAGCGGTAGCTGCATCGTAATCAGCATTGAATCAATCCACGCTCAAATAACTCGCCAATTGTCTTTCTATGCGCCAGTTCCCACAGCTCGACACGCATTATTCTGTTTAAGTCTTTGCCTTGGTCTATCTCGCTATGACACTTAAAACATAAGCTGGCTATGCGGTAATCGCTTGCTTTGAGTCCTCTGCCCTTGCCATCACGAAGTTGGTTACTGTGCGCTGCAACAACTGTACCGTCCTCCGCACCGCAAAGTTGGCAAGGTATTTCTCTGCAAGCAACTAAGAGTTTGGGGTTTCTGTACATTTTGATTCTGCCCATTCCTGTAAATGGCGAGCCATAAATTGCATTTCTACAGCAGCGTTTGCCGCTAATTCATAATTTTGTTTATGCAGCAGTTTACGGTATTGCAAAATCAGGGCTGTGAGTTTAATCATTGATTCGCTGTAATCAATCATTTTGTCATCCTTTCAAGGTTGCGGTTGCTTGCTTGCTCGGTTCTCCATGCGTCAAAGCGCATTTTTGCACTTTCTAGCCGCCAGCGCAGTAATTCTGCCTGTTCTGTCGCTTCGCCTATTGCTTTGCACAAGTTTTGATAGTCTGGGTGTGCGTAGGCTTCACGTTCTTGAGCACCAATAGCTGTTTCGTAGCTTTGCTTCATCAAAATCGCTTTGAGGCTAGATTTGTACGTCTCCAACTCTGCCAACTTGCCCTTTGCGGCGGCAAACTCAGGCGCTGTTTTGTAGATATAGTCGATTGCGTCGTGTTGGTCTTTCATTTTTCTACCTTTTTTAATTTCATCCCGTATTCGTTAATTCCTTCCGGTATTACTAACCCTTCTTTGCGCTTTAAAACATTGCGTTTAAACACACTGTAGTCAACTTGATGATGCCATCTACCATAGCGCCGCACTACGCTTGCCATGTCGGGATGGTAATCAACCAACATTTGCGACTTTTCTAAGTTTTTCTCACCGTTCTCGTAAATTTCTTCCGTGTTGCCGCCTTTAATTGTCAATGTTGCTGCCTTGTTTTGTAGAAAACATCTAAACATGATGGTGCAATAACCATCTTTTAGCGCCCTCAACGACAAATCTGCATCTTCGTTGTATTTCAATCGCCAACGGTACGGAATGTCGTTTCTAATCAATATGCAAGAAAAAATCCTAGTATTGGTTATAAATGCTGC